CGCCTACGTCTCCTTTCCCTTTACGTTTATGTAGGACTACACCAGTCCAAGCATTATCGTTTTTCATCTCTACTTCTAACTCTGCTGTCCAGCCCGCAAGGTCCATCTTGGCGTGATTCTTAATCTCAATGGTTACACCTGGCACACCGCTAATATCGCCTTTGTCTAGGGTTGCTCCTGCGAGTCTGCGGTCTGCATACTTGTAACCATTAGCCTTAAGCCAAGCAACAACATCTCGTTCTGCTTGGCTACCTTTGCGTTTGGCTGCGCTACTCAAGGACTGAAACTACCACCTTCATTACTTTGTTTTTAATTACATCGTATAAATCATCATTGTTATACAACTCATCAACAATGATATTCCATTCACCTTCTGACAATGGTCTGCCTAAAAGAACTTCAACATCTTCTTGGGCAAATGACATATCCCATACTTTAGTTTCCATATACTGTCTCCTGCATATACTTAACTTGAACATCATCTAAATACATATTGTCTGGATTGAAAGCAAGGCTGACATAGTTGTTACCTGTCTGGTCTGCTCGCCCATATCTGTTCTTGACCGGGGCTACACATAGATAGGTTTCATCTCCTTGTTTCATCTGACCGATAGTCAGAACCATTGCTGGTATCTGGTTGACCAGACCCTGAATGGCTGACCGTGGCTGGCAAGGATAACCTTCAAAGCCTTCCTTGGTATGGTGCAGAACAAGCACGGCTGAGTTGGTATCTCTTGCAAGATACTTCAACTCCTTCATTGCTGCACGCATACCTTGGAATTCTTCGTGTCCATCCATTGCTATATCCATTAAGTTATCTACAACAATAAGTGTTGGGCTTCTTCCCCATACTGTTTCAAATGCAGATACTTCATCATCTAAATCTTTTAGAGTTGGTGTTGACTCAAAGGACCAGAACAAATGATTGTTCATAACAAGAACTTCTTCTGCCTGCTTTGGGTCACGCTTTAGTAACTGCTCTGCTGCTTGCTGTGAGATACGACTAGACATAGCAACTAATCGCATAGCCATAGTGTGAGCGTTGGTATCTGCGCTGAAGTAAAGCGTAGGTACTTTGGCTCTGGCTGCGATTGCCAGTGCAATTGATGACTTGCCTGCACCTGGAGTGCCTGCAACCATCGTGATTTCTGCACGGCGCAGGATAATTCCTGCTCGTTCAAATGCCGCAAAAGCGGGTGGCAATGGTTCGCCACCCACCTCTGCTTTATTAATGCTACGTTTTAATGTACGCATTTACTTCACTTGGTCTGGTGTGAATGTATTCCATTCTGGTGTGCCTACTCTTGCGTAGACATTCTTGCACTTGTCAAAAGAACCCTTAGGTGCTGGGCAGAAATAGCCTCTGTATGTCTTGCCATCTTTGCCTGTTCCCTGGATTGCTGTCATCTTGCCGTGAGGGCAATTGCGTCCACCAATTGACGGTGCTGTTGGAGTAGCCCAACCTTCAGATGCTGGCTGAGTATCTACGATGCTAGCGCCCAGACTTGCAGCCACCTGTGCTGGTGACATTGGTGCTGGGCTAGATTGGTTTTTTGCTGCTGTTTCTAGTTCTGTTACTGCAGACTTGATTGCTTCCAGTGCCTCTGCTACGAGATTATCTAATTGGTTTCCGGTTTCGGCACGGACGGTAATCAAACTACCTGCTGGTGATTTAACTGTGATACTGATTGGCGCTTCTGTTGAAGACACTATCTTCTCCTTACTCTGTGAATGGAGTGACTAGACCCTTTTGGTCTCGCCACTGTCTGACCTTCATTGCAAATTGTAATCCCTTCCAGCCTTCTGCTATGTCAATCCAGACCAACTTACATAAGCCTGTACCTGCAGGAAGATGGATGATGATTGCTTTTTCTTTGTTGACTTCTCCCCATTTACCACGGGTTGCCGTCTCCACATCGTAAGGCAACCCGTTAGCATAGATTGCTAACTGAATTGCAATATTGTTTGGATGGTCTATACGACCTGTCTTTATATCTGCAATGAATCTTTCGCCTTTATATTCTACAACTCTGTCTGGTGTGCCAGCAATCTTGTATTTGTCTAGCACGCAGAACTGTTCTATAAAAACATTATTAAGTTGTCCTGTTGTTTCGGCGTAAGCACGGATGTCCCCTGCCCACTCGTCTGGGATAGGTCCAAGTTCCTGTCCCAAATCTAGTTTCTCTGCGAATGCGTGTAATGCTGTGCCGATAGTTGCTGCACGGCTAGCACCTGCTACTTCCATAGCGTCTTCTATGTATCTATTGATTGCCATCTTGTCATCTTGTGATGCGTTAATGGCTAGCAATAAATCACTTCGTATTGTTAATCCGATTGCAGCCATCCGCATTTTCCAAGCGGTGAGTGCTGCTGGGTCATCAAGACTATTGGCAATTGTAGTTGCCCTGGTATATGGAACTGACTTACCACCTTTCGGTGGCTTAACTAACGGACGACCATAACGGTCCCGTTCTATTTCTACTCGGGGCATTCTGTCCTTGTCTCCTTGTTAGAGAGACGGGCTAGTAAAGGAGACTAATCAAAAACTAGCCCGTGCTCTTGTGTGAATGGTATCAGACGGAAAGGAGATTGACACCATTCTCATCAGCGTGGCATTGACAATCACACGGTCTCCTAAGCGCCTTGATTCCTACCCAAGAACCTCTGCACTCCGAGTGTTTGTCTGCCAGACAACTACCAGATGGCAGTGCCTCAACATAGTTGTGGTCTGCAATCTTTGGCATTTAGTTACTGCTGGTCTACGTCGTTGATATCTACTGAGTAATCATCAAGAGTACTACCGTCAAACTCAACGGTTAGATTAGCCTCAACAATATCTCTTGCATCTTCTTCAGACTCTGCTTCAATATCAGTGACTGTAAATTCAATACGACCACTGACTGTCCACATAGACTTAAGTCTGTCTGCACCAATAGACTCTAACAATTCATTGACATCATCTTTGCTGCATACAATCTCTTCATCGCCAGGACTATATCTTTCTGAGAAGAAGTTATATACCTCTGCTCGGATTTGATAGTTTTTTGTGCGCTGATTATGAAAGTAATTATCTTTTTCTTCCAGTTCAGTACGCAGTTGAGCACGTTCATCTAGCGCTGCCTTAACCATATCATCGGTAAACTTGGTTTGGTTACCGTCTTTATCTGTGTATATGTATTCCATAGTTAGTCTCCTATGCTGTTAGTAGTTCTAGTGCCCTGAGTTTCAGGTTATCAGAGCCACCAGACAAGGCTCTGATACCTGTCTGTGTACCTTTGTCTTGCTTTCCGTGGTCTGCATACTCAACAACTGCTTGCCACAAACCGAACTCTGTATCACGGATGTTCTCCTGTGTTGGGCTGTTGCTGTATATGTTCATTGCTATGTGTCGTGCTGTGTTGGCACGAGTTAGTTGCTGCTTTTCTCCTACGGATAGTAGAGAGATTGGCTTGTCTTCAATGGTGCTAGGTAGTGGGAAGACTGCCTTGAAATAGTTCAGTGCTTTCTCACGGCTAGCCTCTTTAGTGATTAGGTCATTTGCTATATCACTGTAAGCCTGGATGTTGTCATAAGTTAGCCCAAGTATGTGGCGTATCTGACTGACATCTAGTTTGCCATTGGTTGTGTGCTTAAGTGTATAAGTATATTTGTTTTTGTTCCGATAGATTTTATTAATCTGATTCTTACAAAACAAACGCTCAATTATTGGTTTGATAATAACTGAACTGCTGCCATCGTGGCTGGTCTTAGCCAAAATAAATGCAGCGTGTGGGTCATTAGCAATGTTGATTTCATTAGGTAGTTGAAGCAACATCCATACCTTTGCCCCTCCNNAATGTATCCAGCGCACTGAAGATGTCAGCGTTCTGGAATACTTGATAGCGATTACCAACTACACCGATGGCGTCTACCTTACCGAATGGTGTGGTCTTGATAACTGCTTGCTTGTTGTTGACTGGAACTGATATTGGTTGACCGCCACCTGGAATTAGATAGGAGGCTGTCATTGGGTGTAGTGATACTGACCAGTCTAGACCTGCTTGTCTGGCTACATCAGATGCTGATGTGGCTGTGACTGC